TTAGTTCGACTATTGACCGTAACATTTCTAGGATGTATATGCTTGTGTCCCTCAAGCTGGCTATTTGCCACATTTAAAATTTCTGTAAAGTAAGGCTCTGCCCCACGATTTGGCAACTTTTGAAACCACTGTGTTGAGTCGTGGAGATAAGACAGAAAGTCCTCGCAAGTTACTTTTTGAGCAAATCCGTCAGTCGTCATCTCATTTATTGAAGTCAAGACTCGACCCACGAACTCAACCGTTCCATCGTAGAGATTGACGACTTCTACTATTGATTTAAAAGGCACTAATTTGTTGTAAAGTGGGTGCGTGAAAGGGATTGCAAACGAGAATTCATGAATGCTATTCAGCGCTTTCTTAATCTCACCAGCGATGACCGTACCACCTCTGGGGCTGTATGGGTCATGGATTGTCTTGCGTGCCGTGGTAGTTCGATTGAGTTTGTCCCATCGACGAGAATCGAAGTCATTCCACCAATAGACAGCGTACCCGCCTTTTTTTCTGGTATTTTTAGGTGGTTCTGGGATTGTGATTTTTTCACTTCCCAGAAATTCCGTAGTGCCATCTTGGCGACGCACATAGACGTGCGTATAGTACTCACCACGATCAAAACCGTGATCAGAGATGTTAACGGTGCAGTACCAACTGCCGTTCCACCGAACACCTTCGTACTGTATCAAGTCATCTTGTTCAGCTACATCACCGAACTTCTCACTATCGTCTTTCTTTCGGCTCCAGGTCGGGAAGGACACCCCTCGAAGTCCGCCGTCAATGTTCGGTTCAGACACCTTAATGCTGTAACCTGTGTGGCTAACATTGAATACTTCAATCTTTCCAGATACTGTCATGCCATCACCTCATTATTAAAATGCATTGAAATCGAGCCGTTTCCTTTAGCTTTAAAATAGTTTATGCCTTGATATAGCGTAAGCGAGAACTCCTTATTCTCACCACGTTTCAAGTTGTAAATCGTACCATCCGAATCCGTGAGTTCAACGTCCTCTTCGCAGTAGATTATGGGGCTGATAGACGTATCACCCGAATTAACGAAATAGATCGTCTTCTCGAGTTTGTTATAGCCCAAATGCCACTTAGTCCATGTTGAATCATCGCTTCCAAAATAAAAAGTATCCCAAACATCATCGAAATAATCGTGTTCATGAAAGGCGAATGGGTAGCACTTGAACACGATAGTAGCGACCAGATTCTTCTTAATTGGGTCGTCTGCCACTTTGATACTCTTAACCTTTCCGCGCCAATAATATCGTCGGTCGTGAGTGTCAAACAACTTTTTTTCAGTCTCAGTCGTCATTTGAGATTTAATCATACGCTCGGCCACTTTTCGGTTCTCGTAATCTGTGAATGGTAGTTTAAACTCGTATGTAATTTCTCTTGATTCAAACACACGCTCACCCAGGACGCTAGAGAAGTCAAGCACCCCTTGCATAAATGGTATTGATTCAACGATTTCTTTTTCATCAGGCGTCGGTGCCTCACGCTTCTGTAGGTACCACCCAGCGTCCTTACTATTAAAATCGCCGAAAGTGATATATTCTTTGATTTTAGTAATCATAATCTGTGTCGTCCTTTCAAAGTTTTAATTGTGTCGAGTGCACTATTGAAGTTATTAACTGTACCACCGACCAAGGCACCAGTATCAAGCACCATGTTTTGACCTTGTGCAATCTGTTCTTTGACATCTACAAGAGCGTCAATCACATCATTAAGCAAGCCTGCTGAGTGAGCAGCATAGGCTTCTTGACGTGCTGAAATAGTAGCGTCTGGAGTTTTATCTCGCAGTACTTCCATCTTAAGCTGGCTAGCCATGTTAGAGGTGACACCAGTAAGCATAGCGTTAGCACGGACATTAAAGCCGTTAACTTGGTCACGGATGTAATCAAGGCTATTAGCCACCTCTGGGGCTGAATCGTCGATACCTCGAGCGATACCAAGACCAATCCACCAACCAACTTCATCACGGAATAGGTGAGACGGTGACTTGATTATGGCTTTTGCTTTTGCTGCACGCTCAGCTTGAGCCACGAGGGCGTTGGCTGCTGCTGTAACCGCTCCAAGAGCAGAACGCATCCCGTTAGCAAGGCCTTGGCCGATGTAAGCACCAGCTGAGTGGAAAGCTCCGTAACCAGACCTTGCTGCAGCCGCTGCTTGGTTAACTGCCGATTGAGTGACTGACACCAACTGTTGTCCACTTGACTGCATGGCTGAAACCATTTGAGCGCCGCCCGTTCTGACTGCGGCAACGACTTGGTTCATGCCATTTCTCACCGCTGACACGATTTGATTCATGAAGGCTTGTGTGCTAGCAACCATTTGCATGCCACTAGAGCGTAGTGCTGCAGTCATTTGCATAGAACCAGAAGTAACTGCTTGCACCGCTGACATCATGCCTGCACTAACGGCCATACCTAGTGACATCATAGTTGCCTGTAATGTCATTGCTGCCGCTCCAACAGTAGCGAATACGCTAGCTAACATCATGACTTGGGCACTTACCATAGCAAGTCCAGCACCAGCCATTTGGGCTGACGATGTTACCATTGTCAGCTGACTAACTAACATAGTAGCCATCATTGCAAACATGCTGAAACCGGCTTGAGCTGTCATGAGTTGAGAACTAAACATAGTTACTGCTGAGCCCGCCATCATTAACTGACTTGTCATTTGCATCAAGCTAGTAGCAAACATCATGAATTGAGTATTTAGCATGGTTAGTGATGTACCAATCATCATGAATTGAGTGTCCATCATAGTTAAGCTATTCCCTAGCATAGTTGAGCTAGTAGCCATCATGGTCATGCTAGTTGTTACCATTGTTAGCTGTGTAGCTAACATAGTCATGTTAGTGGTCAACACTGTCATAGCCGTACCGATTGAGGTCAAGCTAGTGGTCAAGCCCATTGCTACTGTGCTAAACATAGTCAAACCTGTAGTTGCTTGCATAAGTGATGGGACTATCATCATAATCTGTGTTTGGAAGGCCGTGATAGGCCCTGCGATAGCAGACAATCCAGTTAGTGATTGCATAGCTTGACTAGAGAACGTACTAAATGCAGTACCAGCGGTAGTGAGTAGTGATTGTAGGTTCGTGAATGACGATTGAATGCTTGTAATCGTGCTTGAGAATTGACCCAAACCTGCAACAGCGCTAGATGCTGAGCTTGAGACCTTACTCATACCATTACCAAGCTGAGTCATACCAGTACCAGCTTGAGCCAATCCGGCCGAATTGTTACCAATTGAGCCAACGCCTTTAGCAACTGCTGCAAGAGATGCAGCCATGTCTCCAAGATTAGTGTTAGTAATCTTAACTACGCCATTCGCAAGTTGATTGAATCCAGACCCTGCTTTTTGAGCTGCGGTACCGATTGAGTTGAACACATCAGACAATCCATCAAGGACCGACCTAATAGCACCACCCATTGATTCAATGACTTTTGAAACACCTTCAAACGCTGACTTGATACCGTCTCCGATACCTTGTGCAGCTGTGCTGATTGATGTACCAACCGACTGCACGACATCGGCAATGCCTTGCAATGCTGTCCCAATCGCAGAACCTATTGAGCTGATAACATTAGCAACGCCACCCAATGCCGTAGCAATACCTTGACCGATACCCATTGCAGCGGTAGCAATTGCCATACCAGCAGATTGAACCACGGTTGCTATACCTTGCAATGTAGTGCCAATCACGCCACCAATCGCTGAGATAATCGGCGCAATCTGACCGATGATTTGAACGATACCAGTAACGATTGATTGTAAGATAGGCGCAAGAGTTTGGACGACTGTAACGATGGCAGAGATTATCTGACTAACGACTGGTGCCATGGTTTGAATGACTGTTACAATCCCTTGAATCAAGGCCATAATGACCGGTGCCGTTGCTTGAATAGCTTGGACAATCACTTGTAAGACCATTGCAATCTGTGGCCCGAATTGTCCAATGACTTGAGCAACTTGAACAATGCAATTCGCGATAACCGGTGCGATTGCCACAATGGCGTTAGCGATTATTTGAGTTACTGCCGTGATAGTATTACCGATAATTTGGACGATCGGAGTAATTGCTGTGGCCACTTGGCTGATAGCTGAGCCTATAGCAGAAACTAGTCCGCTGAATGCACTAATAATAGCTGGCAATGTTCCCAAAATAGAAGTAAAAGCAGTACCAAATGCCGTAATGGCTGGGGCTGCGTTACCAATAGCTGTACCAACGGCTTCAACGAGTGGTGAAAGTTTGGCAAGCCCTGGCGCAGCTTCACCGACCGCCTTAATGACGATGCCAAATGCCGTTCCAAAGGCTTCAATAACGGTACCCATCGCACCACCAATGGCCCCTACAACGGTGCTAATTGCACCACCTAAAGCTCCAAGGATTTGCGAAACGCCTTGGGATTGAGTAGCGAGCAAAGCGAGTGAAGCAACAACAATAGCAATAGCGGCACCAATTCCGACCGCTGCGATTGCGGCTGAAGTTCCTAAACCTGCCAACGTTGAAAAACTTAAGCCTTTCAAACCTTGCAAAACTGCTTTAAGTCCTTGGCCAAAGCCTTTAAAAGCAGTTGATAGCCCCGTTCCGATGCCTTTTGCAGCCGTTGAAATGCTAGTCCCTGCTGATTTAATGATATTGGCCGTTCCACTGAATAACTGAGTAATAGTTGACTTAGAACGTCTAGCGCTGTTGGCAGCTTGTTCTGTTCCTTCTGCTGCATCCTCCCCAAACTTCTTGAATGGATTTAGACTCTTGATGAAGTCCAATCCTTTCAATGCAACACCTACCGCTGAAATCCCAGCCTTGGCAGTCATAAAACCTGCTACCATTGCCAGAATACCGCTAGTGATACCGTTTAAGATTCCCGGCGGAATTGCACTGATAAACCTAGATATTGCTGAAATAACTTGATATATCCAGTTTACGAGCGTTCCAAGTGCTGAGCCAATGCCTGCAATGATTGACTGCATTTCTGAGCTACCCAGCACCTCACTGAAAGATGAACCGATAGCCTTGAGGGCATTCCAAGAATCTTGCCATGCTGCTTTAAACGATTGAAATGCCCCAGTATCAGCAAACGAGCTGATGAAACTTCTGACTGATGTTGTAGCAACGTTCAAGGCTTGTGAGATTCCGTTGGCGATATCACCAATCACCGAACCAATACCCTGCATAAGCTTGCTACCATCAATCTTGCTAAATAGTTGCTTGATGGAGCTACCAATGTAAGTGAAGGTAGCACCAAGGTTTTTCAAGGCTCCTGTATTAGAGAAACCCTTCCAAAGCGAAGACAACCCACTGCCAATCTTGTCAGCAATGCCGTCGAAATCAATATTTTCAAGTGCATTCGTAAGTCCAACGACTGCCTTGATACCAATTTGATTGAGTTTTTCAAACTGTGGCATTAGCTTAGTCGCTAGGGACTCTTTCATCCCGTCGATAGCTTGGTCAACAGTCTTGAACTCTGTGGCCATCTTACTGAAAGTGTCGTTATTACCAACTTTAGCGATAGCTGCAAAGAAGTCTTCAGTCTTAATCTTGCCGTCCTGGACAGCTCTGACCATCTCATCGGTACTCATGCCCATTTCTTTCGCAACTGCGGCAATACCGGCAGGCGTTTGTTCCATCATGAGCTTAAAGTCCTGCCATTGAACTTTAGGCTTAGCTGCCATTTGGGTTGCTTGTTGGCTCAATGTCTTCATGGCTTGTTGCGGGTTCTCTGCTGCTGCCGCAAGACCACCAAAGCCCTTAACAAGCTCGGTTGTATTCTTGGTCCCGACTGCTGCTAACTGTGAGTAAGTAGAAGCCATGTCGGACGCTGAATAGATGGTCTTAGTAGCAAAATCCTGCAACTCGCCTTTGACTTGTTGGATTTGAGCGGTTGGCATGTTAATCTGTTGCATGTTGCCTTCAAAAGTCTTCCATGCTTTAGTTGAGCTGTTAAGCTCACCAACCATCGACTTCATGCCACTACCAATAGCACTGATTCCGCCCATGATAGCACCACCGATTAAGTTAGCACCTAAAACAGATTTGAACACCGAGCCAACCTTACCAGCTGAGCCCTTAAGTCCTTCTAGTGAACCCTTAATGCGTTTAGCCCCACTCTCAGCGTCCTTTCCATCAAACAACGCCTTGATAGTGACTGTACCATCTGCCATAGATTATTACCTCCTTTCTAAAATTCTTCTTCTTCGTATTCTTCATCCTCGATAATGTCGTTTGGGAGGGTATAATCTTTTTGAAGCCTGCGCATTTCCTCTTTATACTCAGCCGAGTCGCCCTTCTGTGGCTTCCATTTACGAATTTTGACCACTTCCATGAACTTGGTACCCTCTGGAAGTCCAGAAAGCAGAGCATTGAACTTTTTCCAATGAAGCTTACCTTGCACATCGAATAGATCAATGCCGTAAGCCTGCAAGAATGAAGCGTAGATATAGTCACCGTCATAGCGGATGTCATAAGGTGATTTTTCTTTAGGCTCATCGCTTGCAGTGGTCTTCATGGGATTGCCAGCCAAGTCATACTCAACATGGTTGTCCTCAACCTCTGACAAGCTAATGTGTTCCTCGAAAACCTCGTTGAATATCTCTGCCATTTCCTCGACTGTGAAATCCTCCAAGGTCTCACCGGTCAAAATCCTAATGCCAAAGTGTGGTTTAACAAACTCTGGAACATCTTCATCCCTCCACATTTCAAAGAGCTTCAAAACGTTGTTAAATGAAAGGTCTAGGGCGTACTCTTTATCATCGATTACTAACTTATCCGTCAGTTTTCGTGATAGATCTAGCATGACTACTCAGCCAAATATTTATCGAGGGCTGCTTTTGAGTTTTGCGTTTCAAACTCCTCTGAAATGCCCTTGATAGGCAAGAGATCACCCGTTTCGTTGTTGGCATACATGGTGGATACTAAAATTGTATCGGGACGAAGTGCAGCTCGAATATCTTCAGGTCGAATTTTTTGATCGACTGGTTGAATGATGGTTACTTCAAAT